CAATGAGACAGGTCACCGGTCTCAAATGCCTTGTGGATAGCGGTGCCGCGTCGGGCGGCTTCTTCACCGGCTTCTTCGCTGTCGCCTTGTTTCCATGACGGGCACAAGGCGTAGAATTTCAGGCTGCTGGGGGAGTAAGGAGCGTGCTCCAACTCCGGGTAATCATCAGGGTCCATCAGAACTCCTTTACGGTGGCACCGTACAGCGGCGAAGGATGGCGTTGTACCGCATCGAAAAGTTCTGCGCGCATGACTTGCTCAAACGCGTCGATGAACTTTTGGCTGACTCGCGAGAATCTGGGAGGCTTTCCCTCTTCGGCCGGGAAGCGTTCATTAGCCAGCTTGAGAGCTGTCAAATGGATCGCTTTTCGGTTGATCAGACTCTTGCAGTCAGGATGAAGTATGGCATCATCGAAATAGCCAGCTGTTCTGGTTTTAGTCCTTCTTGTTTCTTCTTCATCTGCAGCCGGAGCTTCGGCCAGAAGCTCCGGTTCTTTTAAATCAATTGGCGGGTCATCGCATCCAGCATCAGGAGCGCGTCCGCCGTTGCTAAGGATACTGTAATCGAAGGGAATCGATCCGACGCAACTGTCTTGAGGTGATTTTTCCATTTGACCCCGTAATTCTTGCGCTGGCCCAGACTGAGCACTCGCTGCCATTTCTGCGGGGTTACGAACCGGACCCGAAGCCCAAGAGTGAGCAGAATCCAATAAGGCCCTCCCGCGTAGTATCCGAACTGAAACATCCGAGCTCCCGTTGATTTTTCTTCTTCTCCTTGATAACCGCCGACTGCCTCAATGACTGAATCGGCCGGGTTGATGGTTCTAACCAATTGTACTAGATCGCGGGGCACCTTCGGGAAGGCGCTCGCGTGAAATGATCCCATGTCGTCCCGCCACGACACGCCGCCGCCTTTGCCGGGGTCGAAAGCTGCGAGCACCTCCATTAAGGTTGTCCTCTAAAACTAAATTTGGTTGGGAAGCTATATATTTGGTCCATCGGTTTAGTTCGCTCTCTTTGATAACGGTTCGGTTTTTATAACGTTCGGAGTGCAGCCTTGCCTCGCCGGTCATCCGCCGGTAAATGTCAATTGTGCGTACGTGCTTGTTTAGCCTCCTGGCTACTTCCGCGCGGTCCAGGAAACGATCTTCCTTAGCTGCCGCGTTGGTCTCGATGATGATCCGGTCTGAGTCAGACCGGAGACGGAAACCGGTTCGGGGGATAACTAATCTCATCTCCTAATTTCTACCTGAGTGGAAACTGGATGTCAAGGCGCGGACGGCAGAATCTTTAAATATAATCGGAAGTTCCGGCCCGGGATCGGGGATCTGGAGATAGAGTTGATAGCTTTCCGGGACGGGTTCACCGAGGAGAGCGGGGGGTTAGGGAAGTGGCGGCACTTTATTAACTGTGTCCGGGCTTTCTGGGGGAAGGACTCCCGAAAACCCTTTCTTTGGCACCCCTGGGCGGTCCGGATGGCTCAGGTTTGTTCCCAGCATCGGTATGTTTCTTTGGCCGGTTGCGGGTCGTCCGGCAAGACCGATTTCTGTGCATTATGGGGTATTGTAAACTTCATCTGTGCACCTGCCGATACCCTGGTCTTAGTTACATCCACCTCGCTGAAAGACAGCCGGCGACGGATCTGGGGGTCGGTCTGCGACTATTGGAGGGCGGTCAAGGGGCTACCCGGCAAGCTGGTCGACTCGGCTGGGATCATCCGGTTTGAGTTCGGCGGCAAAGTTTATTCGAGTGACCGATGCGGGATCTCGCTTCTCGCTGGTGAAAAAAAGAAGGAGCGCGAGGCAGTCGGCAAGATCATCGGTATGAAGAATAAACGGGTCTTCCTCCTGGCGGACGAGCTTCCTGAACTCTCGGAAGCCTTGGTGGGTGCGGCTGAGTCGAACCTGAGTCTTAACCCATTTTTCCAGCTGATCGCTTCGGGTAATCCAAACTCGCTCTACGACCCGCATGGATTGCTTTCAGAGCCGGTGGACGGCTGGGGTTCAATTTCGGTCGATGATGAGGAATGGGTCACCAAGAGGGGATACTGCTTACATTTTGATGCACTTAAAAGTCCAAACTGGATCGGGCAGGAAGATGTCTGGCCGATCATCGGATGCCAGCAAATCCGTGAAGCTCAGGAAAAGATGGACCAGAACAGCCTCGCCTTCTGGCGGATGTTCCGCGGCTTCTGGTGTCCTACGGGCGATGAGACCGCGATCTATTCAGAACCCGACATGGTTAAATTCCGGGCGTCGGAATCTGTCGTCTGGAGTACGGAGCCGCCTACGATCCTCTCTGCGCTTGATCCGGGCTTTACAAACGGGGGTGACCGATCTGCCTTGTGGATTGGTCATTATGGCCGGGACCGGGACGGGCGGATGGTTATCTACTTTTCAGAGTTGGTCATACTGGAAGAGGACGTCACCAACAAAGAAGAGCCGCGCAATTACCAGATCGCCCGAAAGTTTAAGGAGCATTCCGAGAAACGAGGGGTTTTACCCGAACATGCAGCTTTTGACGGGACGGGTGGCGGCATCACCTTCGCCGACATTGTCCATAAGATTTGGCATCCGGATGTCCTGGCGGTTTCCTTTAGTGGACTTGCGACCGACATGCCCACGTCGATGTATAATTCTGAACCCGCTCATGACCGATACGAGAACCGGGTGAGCGAGTTGTGGTACGTCGGGCAGGAGTTCTTGCGCAATTACCAGCTGAAAGGTGTGATTCCGGAGCTGGCCAAGGAGCTGACCGCCCGGCATTACGATACGGTCAAGCATTCCAGTGGGCTTCGGATTCGGGTGGAATCCAAGGAGGATATGCGCTCACGGACTCAGAAGAGTCCGGACGTGGCCGACGCCGCCATGATCCTGGTTGATATCTGCCGGACCCGATTAGGTGCGATACCGGGAGGTGAAAAAGGTATGCGGACCATTGCGCCGGCCGTCAATAAGACCGATGCACAGGCTCCTCAACGGATGGTGATGCAGAAAATTAAACGATTGTCGCAGATTAACGCACCGCGACTTCGTTACGGGAACGACCTTGCTAGTGGACGCTTCCGTTGATACAAAAATCTTTGGAGGTATTAGAACCCGTGCTTTTAGTCTTACCCTTTACCAGCCTTGATTCCCGTCTGATGATGTCTTTGGCCAAATACCTGGAGTTCGTCGGACCCTATAAATCGCATGAAGTGCTGCTTGTCGCGCCCCGGGATTGCGAATCGATCTTGAATGAGATCCGGGAAGTCATCGGAAGCCAGTTTGCCAAGGTGCACACGCACTTTTTGACCAATCATAAGGATGGTTGGCCGATTGGGTGCAATATGATGTTTCACGCGGTGGCCTACCACATCATGACCAGTATCCCGTGCAAATGCTGGTACTTCTTCGAGGCCGACAATACCCCGATCAAACCCAACTGGCTCAATACTCTTTCAGACGAATACGACCGGGTCTCACGCCCTTTCATGGGAGTGATCCATGCTTCTTATTGGAGACGCGGTATCGGCACTCCTGAGGATCGGTTTATTCAGGATGGGACTCATTTGATCGGCACTTCGATTTATCCGCACAATGCGCCTCAGTATTCGAAGCTCTTCAAATCGATCCCGCACGCCAAGGTTCCTTGGGATGTGTATTGGCAGTGGGAGATCGTTAAGCACGCTGCCGGCACCAGTCTGATCCATCACGAATGGCGGACCATCAAGTACAAGCGGAATAAGACAACCGGCGAGATCAAGGGTGAACGGGTGCCTCCAGGAGCTTTGCCTTATGAGCCTCGACCGATTCCGCCAGATGCGGTGGTTTGTCACGGCTGTAAAGACGGCACCCTGATGCATATCATGCGCGGGTTTTTCTCCCGTCGCCTGGAGCCGGTGATTGGGGAAGCTCCTTTAGAGCAACCAGAGCTTGAGCCTGTGACGCCATGAATCAGCTGACTGAAGACCAATTGGCGAACATTGACTACTTGGGAGATGTTCCCAAGGGGTCGCGGCTGGTCGATGTGTTTGCCGCCTGGGCTTTGTGGACGGCAGCGTGGCAAGCCGATCGGTCCAATGCCTACAATCGGGCCAGGGTTCAGGAGATGATTGACGGCTGGCCGCCGTATGATCAGGCCGAGCTGGATAACTTAGGGCAGTCCCAGCGTACAAACCTTAATCTTCTGGAGGGGCAAGCCTTGATCGAGGCCGCGCTCGCCCCATACAACGATCTGACCTCCTCGGTTGATCATATTGCGCAGGTCGAAACCGCTGAAGGTGATCCGCAAACCAGAACAGAGTGGAACCAGATCATAAGCGAGGAGTTCGATCGGATGCTCAGGACCTGGCACCGGTTTGAATTCAATAACCAGGCGTTGGCGCGTGAGTTTGTTGTCCATGGCCTGGGGATAACCTTTTTCGAAGACGATTACGATTGGCGTTGGAAAGTCTGCGGCCTGGCTGATTTCATCTTGCCGCGTAACACGCCGGCCAACGAAGAGGACATTGATTATGCCATCGCCCGACGACGGTACACCACCACCCAGCTCTACCAGTTCATCAAAGATCCAGCATTTGCTAAGGAGAATGGTTGGAATGTGGAGGAGACTAAAAAGGCGATTTACTGGGCAACCTCCAGTCGTAATTCCGCCCCCACCTCCTGGGAATGGGAAGAGCTAGAACGCGAGATTAAGCAGAACGACGTTTATTTCGGCCGGGTGCGTGCCAAAGAAATCTGGGTTCTGCACTTCTGGGTCAAAGAATTTGACGGGACGGTCAGCCATTTCATGACCTTAGAGAATGGCCTTAATCAGGATTTCATTTTTAAAAGGATCGGGCGGTTTAAGTCGATCCGGAATTGCCTGCACATCTTTACTTACGGGATCGGTAACGGGTACTATCACTCTATTCGCGGGCTCGGTTACAAGATCTTCCCGCAGATCCAGGTCTCAAATCAGCTTAGATGCGCGGTCATTGATGCGACTTTCTTCTCGGCTGGCCCGGTCATACAGCCCGAGGATTCCACAGCTTTGGATGAACTTTCATTTAGTTACATGGGGCCGTTCACACTGGTCCCGCCCAACATCCGATTTGTGGATCTCAAGCATCAGAACATCTCGGAAAACATTCTCCCCATCGTCCGGGATCTGTCTATGCAGATCGAGGCCAATACTGGGACATATCAAGCTCGACAGGCTCCTGATGCTGCGAAGGGGCAAAAGGAAAAGACCCGTTTTGAGGTCCAGGCTCAACTGCAAAAAGAGTCGACCCTTTCTACTAGCGCGATGAATCTCTTTTATATTCCGTGGGATCGTGTGCTCTCGGAATCCTATCGTCGCGCCACCTGCATTGAACTTTCTCAGCTTGACCCTGGTGGCCGGGAAGCGTTTGAATTCCGGACTCGTTGCCTGAATCGCAAGGTACCGATGAAGGCGTTGCAAAACGTTCTTCGGGTGCGCGCCAATCGCGCGATGGGTTACGGGAGCGCCAGTGCGCGCCTCCTGGCCCTGGATCAGATCGGGCAGTTGGCTCCGCAGTTTGATGAGATCGGCCGGCGCAACGCGATCCGTGACCGAGTGGCGGCGTATGTTGGTTATTCTCAAGCCGACCGTTATTCGCCGCCGCTTGATCAGGCTGGTCGCCAGCCGCAGGATCAGAAGGACGCCGAACTCGAGAACGCGATCATGATGCTAGGCCAGCCGGTGCCGGTCAATAAGACCGATTCGCCGCGGGTCCATATCACGGTTCATTTCACGGCGATGACTCAGGTGATTCAAGGAATCAAGAGCGGGACCACACCTGCCATGCAGGGATCTCCGCAACTGCATATGCTCCTGACTCACACCACCCAGCACGTTCAGCAGATGGCCGGCGATCCCACCCGGATGCAGGAAGTCCGGTACATCAGTCGCGGGATGAATTTGGTGGAAGGATTTTTAACAGCGCTCGATCATAACATTCAGGAAGCTCAGGCTGCGGCAGCCAAGGAGGGCGAACAAGCAGCTCAAGCGCAAGCTGTGCTCGCACAACGGGCGCAAAACGGCCAGCTTCCCGGTGGCCAGGTAAACGCAGCACCAGGTGCCGGCGGCGGTGCTCCAGCATCCGGTGGAGCTGGAGTGCCGACCACCTCGGCAGCTTCGTACGCGCAGCACGCGGCAGCCGCACAAGGCCAGCCGCCTTTGAATCCGCAACTGATCGCCCAGATCCAGGCGCATCAGGTCAAGATGTCGATCATGCAGCAAGAGGCCGATTTGAAGAACAACATCCTGGCCGATCAGGGTCGTCAGAAGATCGCCTTCGAAGATGCGCGGATGGCGCGCCGGATTTCGCGCGAAGCGCAATTGATGGGGATGCAAGGTCAGAAGGCGCTAATGACCGGTGGCGAAGCTGCGGAAGAAGGAGAAATCAATCCTACTGATTAACTGTGACACACGAGGAATGGAAAGTTTTAGGCTACGCAGAACAGTGGCGTGCGGTAGTCAGCACCACGCTGTTCAAGGCGGCTTGCAGTGTGATCCTGGAAGAACTCTACCAGCATCGAACAGCAGGTGATATCCCGTTCAACGCGCTTCAGAACCAATTTAAAGAAGGCACTTATTCCGCAATTCAATCGCTTCGGGCTTTGGCTGATTTGCCTAAAGAGCCGGGAGCGAAAATTCCCAAGCCATGGGATAAGAAGGAAGAGGAAGCCGTATTACCTCCAGGACCTCAACGACCAGGATTAAAACGTGAGTGAACAAGCCACAGCAAACCCACCGGCCGCCCCGCCGCCTAACTTCGAAAATTTCTTAAGCGACCAGATCGGTGCTTCTCTGAAAGAGAACCCGAAGCTGGTGGCGCTTAACAAAGACTTGCCGCCTGAAGAACGGGCGGCACAGCAGTCGCAGCAATCGCAGCAACCGCAGCCGCAAGATCGTTCGGGTCCTGAACCGACACCGGAACAGATTCAAGAGGGATCGAAGAATTTACTGCCTGATTTTTCGAAGCTGGCGTTTGGGACTCCATCTGAGAAAGCTACTCTAGAAGAGCAGCGAGATCACACCCCGGCTGCGCACGGTACACCGGTCAAGCCGCCAGAAGAGTTTCCGGAGAAGTTAGCCAGCGGCACTCCGCAAGCGCAGGATGCCTGGGCCCGGATGCGGACCAGCAATCAGGCGCTTTTTAAACAGAACGCTGAACTGGTCGCCAAGCTCAAAGAACACGAGGAGCGGCTGAAAGAGTTCGACGGCAAGACGCCGATGGCGTCAGACGAATATGAGAAGCTGACCAGCGAACGGGAGACGCTTTCGAAAGAGCTTCGACTGGTGAAGCTGGAAGCTACGCCCGAATATCAGAAAGCCGTGCAACGGCCGATGGGTGTAGTTGAAGACGAGATCAAACGCCTGGGAACCAAGTATAGCGTTAACCAGCACCAGATCCGTTCAGCTTTGACGGAGCCTGATCGGGATAAACAAGCCGATCTTTTAAGCAAGGTTACCGATACTTTTAACGATCGGGATAAGCTGACCTTGTTCAAGCTGGCCGATGACGCCAAAGAAATCAGCCGGCGCCGGAACATTCTCCAGAACGACGTAAAGCAAGCCCTGGATTACATTGAAGCCAAACGGGCAGCCGAAGCTGAGAAGTCAAAAGCGGAACAGAAGACCGAATGGGAAGGCTCGAAGAAAAAAGCCTGGAAAGCGATTGGGGACACTCTTTATCTGGCGCGGCCGTTGGAAGGTAATGATGCCTGGAACAAAGGACTCGAAGACACTAAAAAGCTGGTCGACGGCACGGATCTGCATGCTTTGCCGGCAGTTGATCAGGCCAAGGTGTTAGTCCAGGCGGCTTTGTTGCCACGCGCGGTGATGGCCATTCATCAGCTCTGGAACATGTACCAGGAGGCCAACAGTGCCCTCAAACGATATCAAGGAGTTACCCCTGGAGCCGGTGGTGGGAGTTCCAGTGGGGGCGAAGCGTTTGGTGGCAGTTCGAATGGGCACGGAAGTTTACCGAGTGGAAGCGAGGAAAGCGGCATGTCTTTCATCGACGCCATCGAAGCGCGGATATCTGGTACTAAACGCTGAATTTTCTTTCATTGAACTCCTAAATCGAATAGGCCGATTCTTCATTATGGCTAAGAAAAAAGGCGAAGCAAAAGTCGAGAAACTCAAAGAGAAGATGAAAGAGAAGAAGGCCGACAAGAAAAAGTAAGGAGGTAGGCTTTATGCCTGCAAAACCTCTCTCGTACGTTGATCATTTTAGTCCGGCAAGTGAACAGGGTGCAGCCGGTCCGCCAGGGCCTCCAGGACCTCCGGGGCCTCAAGGTGATCCAGGACCTAAAGGCGATACTGGAGCGACAGGACCACAAGGACCAGCGGGGCCGGAAGGACCACAAGGGCCTCCGGGTGTTGCCGGTCAGGCGAGTATAATTACTCAGGACGCGCCGAGTGACGGCGGATTTTACTGCCGACAAAATGGAGCCTGGGTAAAAGTTCAATCGGCCTGACGCGACGTAAGGCTTGAATGCCTCTAGCTTATCCAGTTCGGTCGTACATCGATCATTTTCCCCCGATTGATTATGATCCTTCGGGTGGAGGCGGCCAAGGTCCGCCCGGGCCACCGGGACCACAAGGACCACCAGGTCCGCAAGGGCCGCAAGGAGTTTCGGGTTCGCAAGGACTTGAAGGTGCGACTGGACCAACCGGTAGCCCTGGCGCGCAAGGCGATCCCGGTCCAGCAGGACCAGTCGGTCCAGTAGGACCAATAGGCCCGGTCGGGCCTAGTTTAGTTCTTAAGGGATCGGTATCGACTGTCGGCGATCTGCCGGCGACCGGTAATACTTACGGCGATCTTTGGATGGTCACGGCCAACGGGCACGGGTACACCTGGAGCCAGCCCGATCCCGGCTCTTGGGTTGATGTCGGGCCGATTCAAGGTCCAGTCGGACCAGCCGGACCAATCGGACCGGTCGGTCCAGCTGGACCAACTGGACCGCAAGGATCGATTGGTCCGACTGGATCGCAAGGACCGATCGGACCGCAAGGTGTACAAGGACCAATTGGTAACCCCGGGCCGCAAGGATCGATTGGTGTCCCTGGACCAACGGGACCGCAAGGACCAGCCGGACCAACCGGACCGCAAGGACTAACCGGTGATCCGGGTCCGCAGGGACCGATCGGGTTACAAGGATCTGTCGGGCCGACCGGTGCTCAAGGGCCTCCCGGCGCAACCGGGCCTGCTGGGCCGCAAGGCACTACGGGAGCTGACGGTGCTCAAGGAATAGCCGGTCCCCCCGGGGATCAAGGCCCTCCAGGGCCGCAAGGCACTCCGGGGACAGGACTCATTCTTAAAGGCACGGTTCCTACCAGCGCCGATTTACCGACTACCGGCAACGCCCCTGGCGACATGTGGGTGGCCGAAGATACCGGTCATTGCTGGGCTTGGGACGGCACTAAATGGAATGATGTCGGGCCGATTGAAGGACCGGCCGGTCCCACCGGAGCTACCGGACCGCAAGGTCCCGCTGGTGTGCAGGGACCAGCAGGTTCTACCGGTCCGCAAGGGCCGCAAGGAGATCCCGGCGCTCAAGGGCCGCAAGGAACTGCCGGAACCCCCGGAGCTGCGGCGACGGTTGCTACCGGCACCACGGTGACCGGCCCCCCAGGATCTAACGCAGCGGTCACTAATAGCGGCACGGCTAATGCCGCAGTATTCAATTTTACCATTCCGCAAGGGGTGGCTGGCGTTCAAGGGCCAACCGGAAATCCAGGTCAGGGAGTGCCGGCTGGAGGCACTGCTGCCCAGATCCTTTCGAAGATCGACGGCACCGATTACAATACCCAGTGGATTCCAGTGCCGCCATCCGGGTATCGGACGACCACGACCGCCGCTGTGACCGTGGCTGCGGCGGGCGCTAATTTCGCGGCACCGGTCAATCCTGCCCCCTGGATCGCGCCATCGGGTGTTTTCCCGAATTGGTTAGTCTACCTGGATGACGGGACCAATCGCGGCTATTTCACGCTCAATCGCATCAATAACCTCTCGCAGGTTACCCTCAACAATGCCGGTTATTTTGGGGCTCCCGCGCAAGGGACTGTCTTTGCTTCCGGCGCGGCTATGACGCTGATGGGGATCGGCAATCTTAACGGAACCTCCCCTGGATTAGTAGCTCCCAATGGTAACGCCGCGACATTTTTAAACGGGTCAGGAGCGTTTAGTACACCTGCTGCTCCTGCCGGAGGACTTCCTGTCACAACTCTGACCGCTGGTTTCACGATGCCGCAGAGTGGTGGCCAGGTTCAGATCTCGGTTACTAGCACTGCCGGATTTTCGACGGTTAACCGCGTTTTTATTCAAAACGCGGGCTGGTTCAATGTTAATACTATTAACAGCACGATCCTGATGACGGTGGCTAACACCGGCTGGAACACTAATGTTGCTGCTGGGGCAAGTATTTCAAACAGCGGTGGCGTGTGGATTCAAGGAACCGAGAAGGGTATAGCTAGTATCCTGCAATTTGATTGCTCGGTCGGGGCTAACGGTAGTGTTGCTTCGCCTTTCTGTGATAACTGCGAATGGGTTACCCCTAACCAGTGGGTGTATTTTGAAGGCTACGGAACGGCACGGGTTACCTCGAACGGAGCTGGCATTACGCTGGGTGCGAGTTTTAATATCACAGTTGGTTCCGGCACTCTTGCTCCCAATATAACCATCCCTGGCGGGACCGTGGTCCGTCTAGCGCCTGATCCGGCTGGCGGTGGCGCTGGGCCAGCCGGCAAAAATGCCTGGACCTTGGTTGGCGCTTCGGGGTTTACCGTTCCGGCTTACGGCGGCAGTGTCACGGTGACGGTCGCAGACAGCTCCTGGGTAGCCCTTGGCGAATGGATTTACATCGATGATGCCAATGGCCCCGGAGTAGCAGGGCAGTTGGTGGTGACGGCTAAGACGCCCACCAGCGTCACTCTCTTTAATCCGACCTCTAATACTTATCCACTGGCCACTACCGCGCAGGCCGGTCTACTGACCAAGATCAGCGGGAACACGACCGACTTCGTTGATGGGACCAACAATTGCCAGAATTTAGTTGCGGCAGTTGGCGGCGTCCGAGGCTATGCCAACAACGGTCTGGCGGCAGGATTTAACCAGCGGTTGCAGATCCGCGACAATTTCAGTTACCCAATTACTGTTAACGTTACCGCCAATGCCTTGGTAGCCACTTGGCCGTTCGCATGGTATTTCTCCAGCGGCGGTACGGGTGCGATATTAACGAAATATCCTACCAGCATAGCCAATGTCGGTTTTGACCAGTTCAATAAATGCTACGGCGTTTGGGGATTGGGAAGCGCGAACACCGCAGGGGGTTGGGCCGCTCTTTCGACCAATGACAGAACGTTGGTCGGTGGTTATGGAGCACTGGATTTATATTTCCGAATAGCTTTCGCAGCGTTGCCTTCGGCTTCTAACGGGTACACTTCTTATTTTGGAATCAGCGACGGTATATCAACCACGGCCAATGCGGTTTATGCAGGAGTAGGTTGGAGCGGCTCATCGCCGGTTTGGTGGGGTGGTCGTAGTATAGCGAGTGCAGCTGTCGCTACCCCTAACTCCACGACGCCTGCTATCGCGGTTTGCAGTTCTACGGCTTTAACCTATTATACCATTCACATTTCCATTAATGCCGCTTGGAATTCGGTAACCTTCTACGTCAACGGCGTCAATCTCGGCACGATAGCAAACCTTCCTCCAGTAGGCACTCTTTACTATCTGTGGATCTATGTAGGAACGGGAACAACCTCTCAAAATGCGGTCTACTTGGACGACTTCTTCTTGGATTATCAATACGCTTTACCCTAATGGCTATTCCCGGTTCCATCGTCGCCTCTGGTAAACTGGTCACTCCTGGCGGGGCCGGAGGACCAGTGGGTGCGCCGGGAGATAGTGATCCAGTGGGTGCTATCACGATGTGGAGCACCGCCGCCGCACCGGCCGGCTGGCTCTTTTGTGACGGCAGCGCGGTCAGCCGCACGGCTTTCCCGGCGCTTTATGCCTTGATCGGGACCACCTTTGGTACCGGGAACGGCTCGACTACTTTTAATGTGCCGGATCTCCGTGGTCGTACCGGAATCGGCGCAGGGCAAGGAGTTGGTTTAAGCAGCAGGATCTTGGGTGCGAATGGAGGTGAGGAAAATCACCAGCTCGTGATTGCCGAGTTAGCATCTCACGCTCATACCTGTTACATCACGAGTGGCGCAGCTGCTGGTCCGGTTGCGGCAGGCAGTAACTTCCAAACTAACGCCGCCAATTCTACGACGCTTGCAGGCGGCGACACGCCGCACAACAACATGTCGCCCTTCCTGGTGGTGGCCTACATCATTAAGGCCAGCCTTGGTGGAGGACCAACTGCCCAGGCGCCGGTTTGCGATCCGACTCAGAACGGGCTTTTGCGTCAGGTTAGCGGGAATGTTACCGATTACATTGGCGGCGACAATAATTGTCATGCTTTTCCGCAGACG